CCTGTCCCGAAACGCCGCTACCCGTCACGCCTGAATCATCGGCTGCCGCCCATTGGGTGCCATTCCATTTAAGCGCCTGGCCGGAGGTTGCGCCGTGTTGGCCTAAATCCAGGACAGACACTCCGCAGTTAATGATCTTTGTTGAATCAATTGCGTTTGCGGCTACCTTAATCGTGGTTATTGCCGACGTGTCAACCGTCCAAACGGTTGCGCCGCTTGTTACGTCAATATCCCCCTTGTCGCCGTCGGTTACACCTCCCGAAATGGCCTCCCATTTCATGCCTGTCGGCTCGCCGCTGTCGGCTGTTAAGACTGTCCCGTCTACCCCTATCCCTAACCTGATTGCCGCATCGCTGCCGGTGGCAGCCGCCAAATCGCCCTTGGTATTCCAAATGGTATCAGTCGCCACTACCGTGCCGCCCCCGCCGCTTGTTGCGTCTGTCGCTGGCCCCCAACGGCTATTTGCTGCGCTCCATTTCCATATTTGGCCGTCGGTCGGTGCTGTGGTAAGGGCCGAACGACCGCCGATGTGGCGGTCAGCGTATGACTTAACGGCGTAGGTGGTGGCAAGTTTCCGGTTGGAGGCAGACAAAAAACTGCTATCCGTGCTAATACTGTCAACAATCGCTTTCAGCCGGAAACTGTCCTTTGCAAACACATAGCCGAACTGCCCGACGTTTTGCGAGACGGCAAAAGCGGGCAGGAAAAATATAAGTAGTATTGTGTTTCTCATTCGTGCCGTGTCTGTTCTTGGCCCGAATGGTTAACTAATTTACTTCTTCTCCGAAAGGATTAAAATAACGCCCGCTAAAATCGTTCCTAATCCCATACCGCAAAGCAGCGAGGCAAAGAACGGCGGAGCAAAGCCGCAAGATCGGCGCGCCCCGATTACGCCAAACCAAACGGTGGAAAGCAACCAGGAAAAAACAAGGTAAAAAGCGATACTATCCATTTTGCAGTTGATTTATTGCGCTAAAACATCAAAGACAATGTACCCCTCAATCAATGCCGACGGAGTAAAATAAAACGTCGGGTCTTCGTAGTAACTTATAAACGTCCAAACCCAAGCCTCCCCCGACCTGATCGGCTCATTATCTACAATTTCCGTGCCGCCCGGTGTGGTGCCTATGCTCACGGTTCGGGCGCTGCCGGACTTAATCACGAAAGACTGCGTAAGCAGGTCGCCCGCTATCGCCTGCCCTTCGCCGGGCGTGTCAATGCTGAATCGAATGGAACGCCGGGAGGTGTACGCAAAAATGGCCGTTCCGGTATCGGCGGAGGCATACGGCGAACGCACGGCAACCAGGTTGTCAGACAGACAGTTCCGGCTTTCCACCGTCCACCCGTCGCCCGCGTCCATCGCGTCGTATTGCGCGCACGTTAATTCGCGGGTAATGCCGTTTTTTGTTGCGATTACTCCCATTTATTTCGCGTCTGTTCTGCCTAATTTAACCGCCATTGGCGCGCTGATATACTTAATAAAGTGCCGGCAGTTCCACCTGCCCCGGTCAATTAGCGGGCTGTATGGCTCCGGCCTTTTCTTGCCGATCAAATCCGGGTCGGTCGGCCAATCGCTTTCTGCTTCCTCCGTGGAAAATACCTTTCCGGCTTTTTTGCGGCAAAATTTGCGGGTCGTTTTGATGATCGAACCCGTATAAATAAACCACTGCAAACCTAATGCCGCTGCAAACTCCTTATTCTTAACCTCATGCACTTGGTTAAACGTGTCGTATGCGTACTGCCTGAAATACCGCACTAATTCGCCGTCTACGTCCTTATTTCCGACTACCTTAACCTTTAGCCCTTCGGTAAAGTCTTTTAGGCTTGCGCCCGTCGTGATGGCGTTTAGTACAAAGTTTTTCAGCCTATCCCGGACTTCTAAGGTCTGCCCCAGGCGGTAAAGATAACCGTCTTTTACAATGCGTTTGCCGTCCAATCCTAAACGCGCCTCAATCGCCGCGTTACTTTCCGCCACCCTGGCCACCACGTTTTCCGGGAACTCCATTTCGGTATAATACGCGCCAGTCATTTCGATAATGTCCAGGTATTCGCCGGAGAGTGGCCGTAATGAACCGGCCACAAACTCCGAACGATAGGCCAAGAACAGATTTTCTAACTCGGAAACCAGAACGAGGTTTCGCGGGCTTACGATTATTTTACCATCGGCGTCTACTTTTAGCCGCCCGACAAACTTTTCTAAAATCAACCTCAACAACTCCTTTTCCATCGCTTTCGCGTCACCGTCTAACCTGTCAACAGCCTGATTTATCCGGCGCTCTAAGCGTTCGGACAACTCTCCGATTTTCCCGGATAGTTCGCGCGCGGTTAGGTCGTTGATGTTTGGCATTATACTTTAGGTGGTTCAGGAAATAACATCCAATGTGTTACCCAATCAATTAACTCCTGTTCCGCCCCGTCATAACCGCACTCCTCCAGGTAAAAGCCAGCGGGGTCGCCTTCGCCCATCTCCTGGTAGTAAGTCGCTGGCATAACATTATGCCCCGGCCCCCAAACCAAAACATCGGCGAGGCCGTCCGGCAGTTCGTGTTCTACCCGTGTCCAATAATACTGCTTTGCCATATTAATTCCCGCTAAATTCCGGCGCTTGCCGGTTGGTTATACTTTCAATAATCTTCGAAACTTCGGCGTCGATCAACTCCTTTTGCTTTGATGCTGCGAAGTCGTAAAACATCGGGTTTTCAAGTGCAAGCCGGTCGAAGATGTCGCCCATATTGGCGTAAAGGATTTTCTTTTCATACGGCACTAAATCGGAATTGACAAAGGTTATTACCATTTCAACCGGCATGCCCGCGAACGGGTTGAACCGATCTTTAACCCGCTGCATAGTCAACGCCTGCGGGTCTTCCGCCAACATCAAACCCATAATTTCGCTTTCGATCTGTGACGTAATACCCGGCCCGGCATTGGCCCGACGGGCCGCTTCCAGGTCGCCGATTAGGTCGTTCATCCCTTTGAGTTTGAAGTCCTTACTAAACCTGATTTTGGCCGTCAACCCTTTGTCGCGGTCTGCGAACTTCGCCGATATGGTAACGATGTCAGCCCATACCCTTGCGAATTGTTGCGCGAACGGGTAAAGGGTGTCATACACGTTTTGCAGGTCAATGTTTTTGCCTGTTGCTGTGCTGGCGATTTCCTGGCGGCTGAAAATATCGGTGTTGAAGATGATTTGAACGCATTGCGCCGCAAGTTTGTCGATATAGCCGTCAATCCAGGCCAACAACTCAACCGGGGGTGCTTTGTAAACAAGAATGTCATTCAGGTTAACCATGTCCGCCGGGTTACGGGGCATTTCTAAGGTTAGTTCTTCCTGTGCGGACGTTGGCCGCTGTTTCTCGCCACTACCGTGACAGCTACCGCACGGCTCGCCGCTGTCGGTGTAGCCGTGAATGCAGCCCCTTGCCTGGCAAGGTTCGGCGTAGCGTAGCGTCATCGGGTAGGCGCTAAGCGCCATAGTCAAATCGTGTTCGCTGTTGACCTTCACCGATTTGAGCAAATGACCAACGGCATCCGCAAAAATGCTTTTCATCATCGGCTGCTGCGGTGTTTTGGCTGCGGTGTAGCCGTCACGCGAATAACCGGCGCGAATGGCCGGCACTTGCCCGGCTTTGTGCGGTAGCGCCTCTGTGACGCTGTAAAACACGTTGTTTACTTTTAGGTAATACACCCCGTCCGGGCCGGGGTTACTGTACTCTAACTCCATGAGGCCGACAGGCGGCAAAACCTTGTCGGGAATTTGCTGAATAATGACGGTTTGGTCTTTCATATAAACCGTGTAACGGTCATACATTGCCGCCTCCGGGTCAACGCTGTCAGCGGAAACTTTGCTTTTGGCTATCAGGTATTCCAGTACGTTGTTTTGGTATAGGTAATCAACCGCGCCCTCGCTGGAAACCTCGAAGGGGTACGGCTGCGCAAGTTGGCGCGCCGGGTCAAAGGCACCAAACTCAACCACCACAAAAGCGTTCGGGTCGGTTTCGTTCATTTCGATTAACCGGGTGGCTAAGTAATCTTCCAACCCCTGGCTACCATTGAAGCGGCCTAACAGCCCTTCTAATTCTTGGCGGCGCTTGTCGTCGTTATTGTCGTACTGCAAAAGCCGGACGTAGTTAGCGCGTGGAACTTTGTAATAAGCCGCGACACAACGCGACACAACGGACGGGGTAATGTGCTGGGTGATCTTAACGCGCTGCGCAAAGGCTTCGGCAGATTCCCGGCGGGCGTACTGCTTTAGCAGTTTTTCCATGCCTTCGCCGGTCGATAGGGTTGTCCACAGGTTGGACTTCTCAACCGTCCGGCTGTACCAGTGATGGCGTGCGCCTCTTATGACGAACGCCGCGCGGCGCATTATTTCTAATTTATCCATTATTTCCGGCTTAGATAGTTGGTATTTGCCGGTTGATTAAGTTTTACATATATGCTCAAAAAACTCCTCAAAATTAAGGTTTTCTTTCGGGGTTTCTTCAATTTTTATGATGTTCAATTGATTCCTGATATATTGCTCCGCTCGTTCCCTATCCGGGGCGCTTACCCGGACTTTCAGCCGCTTGCCGAATATGCCAAAATAAACCATGTATTCGTTCATCTTCCTTGCAAAAATAGTTCCCATTCGGTTTTTAACACGCCAACCAGGAAATACTCGAAACAGTCTCCCAAGTGGCCGTTCGGTTGGTATGTCGCGCCGGTGCGCGGGTCGCGTTCGGTGTTCTTTAGTTTTCCGCCGTTGGCGTCTGTCTTACACCTGGTTAAGTCGGAAATGAAGTTATGACACCCCGGATCAATAACCACCTCAACCCCCTGAATTTGCCCGGCCAAAATCTTGTTCGTGAAATCGCGCCGCTTGGTTAACGGCGGGTTACTGAATGCGGTGCGGTCGGAGGCCGACACTACCCATTTTTGCAACTTCCGGTGAACGATCTGGTAATCATTTTCATCTGTCCTGGTGGACCGGCTTCGCCCGCTGGCATCGCCGTAGTAAAACACTGCCTGCGTGTTATGGCCGTGCCGGTTGGTGAACTCCTGGCAAACGTGTTCGGTTGTGTTTTGCGGCGGCGGCAACGTTATTTCATCGAAGAAAATAAGCAGCTTAACGCCGTCTGTCGTGTCTATCTGCGCGCAAAGGCAACTATTGTAGGGAATTACGTTTTGGTCAAAAGAAAGGTGAACAGCGGGCAATGTAGACGAAATACGGCAGGGCGAAATATTTCGCTTTCTGTCGAACCCGGTATAAAACTCCCCTCCGGTGGGCGGTTCGGCATCCCAA